GCATAGTATAAATTTGACCGTACTGCCCCAAAAATTCAGACAAATTCTTGATCGTAAAATTGTGTTCTTCAGGATGAACAGAGCCAATATTATCGTCCCCATATGTGATAACATTGATTCTCTCCCTAAATGGTGGTGGATTCTCATGTACATTGTAATAAAAACAACGCATTCCCAAACTACCAACAATGCCGTTCAATACAACTGTAAGAGAATTCCCACTAATGTGAGATCCTCTTGTAAGTCCAATTAAAACACCATCGTAAGCAATAACGGAATAAACAATATCACCGACCATTGCACGCATAACGTTCAGGTCTTCTTCTGAATAATTGCACTCCGCTGCTAGATCAATCAAGATACGCAACGATGCAATTAATAATTGTGATGGAATTTTCTGGTCGTAACTACCATAATCTCCACCAACAATTCTCTCTTTACCATATTTAAGAACATGTGTATGCATTTCCTCCCACTCTGGACCATGACAGTTTATTCCAACTGCACATTCAGAAACAAGAGGATTCATTTGCAATACTCTCAAAATTGGTAAATAATATTTTCTGATTAAATAAGTCAATGAAATAGCATTTCCGTAAAAGATGCGACATTTCTCTTTTGCCAATATTTCATCTTTCTTGCAAGCTTTTGCAATTGGATAGGCGCGAATACCTTGTTTATAACATTTCTCGCACCTATCAATCTCTTGCATAATTTCATCAGAAAATTCCCTTTTGACGAATCCGTCACCGCCAATTTCATCCAAACTCAGGAAATTCCGCTTCTTACCAGACAAAGGGAATCCAATAGATGTATCCATCTTAATGGCATCTATGAATCTCTTACCTGGAATACCACAAATATTCTCCTGATTGGTTAAAGGTTTTGCATCTCGCCACAATGAACTCCGTACTATTTCTAGTAACGGTTTCTTGTAATCAACAACAGCTTTAACCAATAAAGCTTGGGGAAATGGCAATGCTGGATTTGCCATATTAGCCAAGCAGGTTTGCCACCCAAACCATGCTGGCTTCTCCACAGGACCTCTATAAATGTTTGGTACTCCACAAACTTCCTCTACAATTTCAGAAATGGGCAATTTCTGCGCATCACTTTTAAATGTAGAAGCTTGTCCGCAAGTTCCATATAATTCAATCTGAGAATCCTGTGGCATATAATGAACAGCACTTGAGCGTGGCACACTACCCTGCTCATCAAATGTTGATACTCCAAGAATTTCATCTGGAAAAATTTCAGCACTAGCAGTGATTATGTTGCCTTCACACTTGTTCAAATGTGAAAGCCCCTCCAAAATATACTTGTGCAAAATTAATCCATAAGCTCCTCTTGTTGTACCAGTAACTCCTCCAAGATGCATACCAACAATACAATTTCCTCTAGTTTGTGAAACTAAAATTGCACCACAATGACCAAACTTAGTTGGTATTGTGATATTATAAGTTCCACCCTCATAGTAGAAATCGGTTGTTTTAATTCGCTGTGGAGAAGTAACTCCATAAGACTGTTCAACATTTCCATCCTCATTGCGCCAAACCCACTGAAATGGCACAGAACGCACACGATCCAAAGGAAAATAACCCGTAAGATCTTTGTACGATCCACCACTTGATACATAGCACATCACAACATCAGTATTTGGTATATGATATGATTGTGCAAAATCAATCTCTGCATAAAATTTTCCGCCATTCTGCTTAGGTAGCTTCTTGCGGAATTCACACTTGAGACTCATTCCAACACGATCAAAATAGTGTTTGGGAATTAACACAACATTAGATTTTACAAATAATGAATTAGCAAAATACTGCTTTCCATCATCACCTGTTATCTTAACATATGTCAAGTTCTTACACACTAATCTAACCAAATCATCTGATGTTGATGTTTGTGCCTGCTTGCAAATGGGCAATTGGCGCTTTACCAACTCACACCAAGGATTAACCTCAGCGTCTCTCTGATTTACTTCTTCAATTGTTTTTGGGGCCAATGATCCTTGTAACATAATTGGCTTCAATTCTTTCTTAAATGCCTTGAGTAGACGTACGATAGCATAGACTGCTCCATAAGATACACTCACTGCAATTGCACCTTTCACCAGTTTGTCTCGATATTCATCAAGCATCGGTGAAATCTCATTTCGCCTATATGTTTGTTCAACAAATGCTTCCCGTACAGACATACGGAATGCAGATACGCGCAAATACAAGGCTAACGCACATAGAATAGAAAAATAAAACCAGATACTTTCGTCATTAGCATAACTCATATATAAAAATAAACATGTGAAAACACCTATCAAAAATGTTACAAATAAATATCTGTAAGCAATACGCTTAACGGACTTTGAATCTATAAGCATTAAAAATTGTCTAACCCTAGGATTGTTCAACCAATCCCTAGGAACAAGACAATAAATTGAATGCTTCTTCATCAACTTTCTGCCATATGAACGCAATAAACTTCCAGATAATGAATCAAAATCGGTGTACAACAATTTCATGTCTGAAACAAGAGAAGAACCCAAATAACCAATAGCACTAGGTATATGTGTCAATTGTCCAAAATGGGCATCAAGCTTAGTATGCTCCATGCAATAGCCCGCTAATTGACAACAACCCTCATGCGGACATTTGTTCAATTCTTGTTGTCTAGATCTTGCTGTGTCCACCAAATGTTGCTGTACAGATCTGTGTTTGTGGAAAGTTTCAATTAAATAATTCAAAGCTACCGCAAAAGGAACTTTAATCAAATCTTGATCACGCCATGTAACGGGTTTGTACTCCGCTACACGATTCTCTTCACAAGGTTTAACCGCTGTTTCAATTGTTAACTGCCAGATATCATCAAATTGTGGCTTCTCACGTAATTGGTATTCTTTCACCTTGTAAGGATCCAAAGTACCATTTTCATCTTGGAAAAGTGGATGAACTTCTACAGTAATACAAAGAAATCTGCGCTGCACAGAATACGGATTAACCGAATACTGATAAGCATTCAAATTCTTTGCATTAGTTGTGACTGCCAAAATTTCTGGTGAAATAAATACCTTGCCTTTATCTGACAAATCAGCTTTAGCCGCATATGCCATTTGATTGTTTGCGACATCAATCAATAAGCGCAACGGTGATTGTTCAACAAAATCGGCCTTTGTGTTGCCTACATCATCTACAATCATGACTAATTTGTCAGATGTCCAGTTCGACATAAATTTATCACCTGCATTAACAGTGGCTCTCCTATTCTTGCTAGAGTCAAGTCCTGCACTAGCTAACAAGGCATCAATAACTTGATCACAACAAGTTGTTTTACCTTGTGAACTCTTGCCGTAAAATTCAATGGCAAATGGTGCAGGACGAATACCGCTGCTAATTTGATGCAAAACGAATTCCCCCCTAATAGATACTAAACGTTGAAACTTACGATTAATCATATTATGCTCAAAAGTATTTGGCTTCAATGTTTGTAAAATCTTTTGGAAAGATAATTCTGTATCACGCATCAAGTGGTCAAGTTCATGTGGTTCCTTTCCCGCGATCGACCTCAAATTTCCACATCGTTCAAGAGCCCACCACTCTTCAACTTTGTTAAATTTTTCATCCAAAGTGCGCATAGCTGATTCTCCTGTAAATAACGGCAAGAAAGATTTGTCACGAAAGCATAAATAAATGCTTTCACAAAATGTACTTGCTGTTTCTACAATTGCATCAACTATATCTACGCAATTTGTATGTCTGTCTAATAATCTGGGTTCCCAAACTGTAAAAGTATCAATCTTGAATGTCACAGCGCTCGCTTTACACAAGCCAACTGATACTAATATGCCAAGCAATGATGAAAACCGACGGAAAAATCCATTAGTAATGGCAATCTTCCAGTTGGTCTTAATATCGCGTAGCAAATTTAGCCATTGATCAGACTGTGGTGATGATTGACCCAAATGAGGCTCAATTCTACAACCAAATGATTCTGATAAATGATCAAATACACTAAGAATAACAGATCCTGATAGGTGTGACTGTAAGTATTGGAAAACACTAGACATAACACCCATCATATTCGACGAATTCAACATGCTAACACTAACGGCAAGTAATGATTCAATTTCCCGAACTATAGAATCAATATTGTACCCACCGAATTTATCTTTCAAATCGTTAGCAAGCGATGTGAAACGTTCAAATTGGTCTAAAGATGCTTCTCCAAGATGAGCATCAAATTTATACTTCTTCTTGTAAGTAGCTTTCTTTTCATACCAATTATCACGTTGTGGTCCTCCACAACCTTCCACATTAGTCCTCCTCGATAATTGCTGCGGCTTCCTTTGCCCAGCACTCTTCTTCGTTTTGGTCTTATTCGACCGATTGTTAAATTTCTTTGATGATTTTAGTTCACTGCTCATTGTTAATATTATAATCAATGAGCCAAGTGAACCAAAACCTAAAATTTTAGGTTTAATTGGTTCAACTAGCGACCCGTATTGTACTACTCCCGAAGGATTTCCCAACTATGTCTAAGAGCAAGCTCTTTCAAAACAACTAGCATACGAGTCTGTGGCTCCCCGTGACAATAAATTGTCCCGGGCCGATTGTGGGCCATACTTTATGGTGGTATAGCGCACCGTAAATAGTTATTGCAAAGTTCCGGTTCTACCGTCTAAATTGCAAGCTTTGTTTTACCAGTAATAGTCCTACAAGGGATCTAATACGTCTGGGGATAGTTAATTACTATCATAGATCTATCGTTTACGATTGTCATTCCTTACGGGACAGGGAATGAGCGACACTTCGTCGCATCAGTAATTCGAGCGCAAGCGCTCACACAATAAGTTCCAAAGATTGGAAACAAATAGTGCAATGGTCATAACTTGACGGATTGTGAAGACCAAACACACAATCCCAAAATGGGGCAGTATAGTTTTCGAACATATTCTAGGTTCCAGATAAAGAAAATAACTCGTTGCATACGATGAGTAATGATAAATGACAGTTCATGACTGTCATAAAACAACACTCACAAAAAGCCTTAGTAGCGTACATGACGCTACTAAACCTATATAAGCTATACTAGCGTACATGACGCTAGTATACCTAACGCATGCTGTGCATGCAACATAAGAATGTCACATACACTAAGTACCTCCGTAGGGATTATGCCCTACG